AGACAGATGAAATCTGCACCAATACCAGATGAAAAAGTTGTAGCTGATTTTTTGGAACATAGTAAGAAGATAATACAAGATGAAATAGGGGAAGAGTTAAAACATTTTGGATATTCGTTTAACCAATGGTACAATCACCTTAACCACTCCAAACAGATGGACATGGATAAAGTAAAAGATTTTTATGAAAGCAATACAGATAAATACACACAAAAAGAATTATATGATATAGCATCGTGGATATATGAAGCAATATGTAAAGTAGAATTACAGAATACTGACGGAAAACCAAGGATGGTGTGTTCTATACCTAAAAGAATGAAATACATAATGGGTCCTATAACATGGAAATTAGAGGAGATATTTACTGAGAAATTGAGAGGATATTGTGGTGGAAAAAATTTGACCCAAATGGAGGAGATGATTAATAAATACATAGATGAAGGATTTACAAAAGTGGTCGAGGGAGACGGTTCTGCATTTGATAACACACAGGATGTATCGCTTAAAGAGATAGATAGATATATTTACCGACAAATTTACCATTCTATATACCATGTACCGCTTAAAGACTTTGTGCGAGCATCCCAAATGCTTAAGAAGAAGATGAGAGTTTGTACTATAGAAAATAAAAAGAAGAAAACCATTTTAGAATATGAAATATTGGGAACCGTCTTTTCTGGAGATTGTGACACAACATTGATGAACACAACAAGAATGGCACTATATAACAGATATATTAATGACAAAGCAGGTTTAGTTTATGGACAAGATTATATATGTTTTAGTAAAGGAGACGATTTTACAGTAATGTATAAACCATATGTAGATAATGATTTTATTGTAGCTGCTTATTACAAATACTTTTTACCTGCAACAAAATCTCCAGATAAAGTTGACGATCGTATGTACGGATTGGGACAGGTCCTAAAATTTATTGAAATAGGTGATCCAACAATTATAAAATTTTGTTCCCTGAGAGCATGGGAGAAAGATATTTTAGGACATATATACTTAACTCGAGATATAGGAAAATTCTACAATTTAACCAAGTATAGCAGAAAAATAAAAACATATAATCTAACCCAACGATATGAATATCTAGTCCAACAAGCCGTAGCCTTGAAAATTGCGTACCCAAAAATAAAAATTATGAATGCTATGGCTGATGCTTATCTGAAGAAAGCAAATGAATTACCAGTTGATGAACGACTTAAGAAGAG